ATGGCTATCTCAGATAAAATTAATATGCTGGTGTCTGCTTATGTCAGGCGCACAGCACCAACACTTACTCCAGAGTTTCTTCCTAACTACATACAGGAAGAACTGAGAGAAATAGAAGCGTCTATAAAATCATTAGCAGACGCAAGTACCCAAGTAACCGATAGAGAGCCTACCAACCCAAGAAAGGGCATGGTGCGTTATGCTGTATACCCTTGGGAACCAATAGGATCAGGCGTATCTAAACTTGTTGTGTACAATGGCACAGCGTGGATAGCTGTATAAGGCGAGCAAATGGACCAAGATTTAAAAACTAGAACTTCTATTATGGCACTTCAGCACATGATGTTTGAAGGTATAGAAAAAGGTCATGTAAAAGATGCAGTAAGTGACACATCATTAAAACACTATTTTACCCCGTTAGACGATGATTATGGCTGCTCTACATACGCGAGAGAGCTATATATGCCAAAAGGTATGGTTGTTGTGGGTAAATTACACAAGAAACCACACTTAACGTTTTTAATGCAGGGTATTGTACTTGTTGTGTCTGAAAGTGGAGGCAAGCAAGTTTTAAAAGCACCAGTTACTTTTGTTTCCCCAGCCGGTGTGAAGCGTGTGTTTTACATAAAAGAAGATTCAATCCTCACAACAGTACACCTTACAAAAGAAACTGAAGAGCAAAGTCTTGATAAAGTTGAAAATGAAGTAATCAGCCCAACTTATGAAGCAATGGGTCTGGAAGAACCAGATCTATCAGGACTTAAAAGGTTCTTATTAAAAAACAAAAAGGAATAAAATCATGGCATGGATAGCAACAGCTATAGGCGTTGGGACTTCTTTGTATAGTGCAAACAAACAATCGAAAGCGGCGGATGCGGCAAACGCGGCAAATATGGCTTCGTTCAACCAATACAAACCGTATGTGGACAATAACCTAAAAGGTTCTGAAGGTGCACTTAATAACGTCTTAGGCACTGGCGCATACCAAGGTCAAACATACGCTGGCCCGAACGCTTTCCAAACTGGAACTGCCAACACTATGGGCAACTTCGGTATGAACATGATGAACTCTGGCAACGCCATGATGGGCAACAGCGCCGGCTTTGGCAACAACGCAAACAACATGTACGGCCAGTACCAAGGGATGGTAAACAACGCCCAGCAGCAAGACCGCCTGGGTAACGCTATTAACTACGCAAACCAAAACACTGGATCTCTTCTAGACACAGCTATGCGTGATGATCGTCGTAATCTCCAGGAGAACACATTGACGGGCATAGACATGGCAGCGTCTGGATCTGGTAACATGAACTCCAGTCGCGCTGGTATTGCAGAAGCTGTAGCCAACCGTGGTTACGATGACCGTAGAGCTGACATGGCATCAAACATCCAGAACAGCTTAATTGATCGCAGCTTAAACACGCAAAACCAAGCATTTGCTGACCAGCAGAACGCGCTGTCTGGGGCTATGAGTGCAAACACCGGTATATCAAACGCATACACTATGGGCATGAATACAATGGGCCAAGGTGCTAACTTTGGTATGAACGCTGGTAACTCACTGCAAGGATATGACCAGGCACAGCTAAATGACATGCAAAAGCGTTATGAAGCAATGCGCGACTTTGAATTAGAGCAGCGTAAGAACTACCAGGCTGGCATCTTAGGCAAAGCACCACAAACTAATAACGTCTATGCAGCAAATACAGTTGATCCAATGGGTGCTGCTATATCAGGTGGCATGGCTGGCTTTGGCTTTACAAAAGAAAATCCTAATATGTTTAGCAGGGGATAGTAATAATTATGATGAATCCTAACCAATTTTTAAATGGACAACCATATAACCCAAACAGCAATCAATACCCTGTTCTCCAAGATCCTAACCAAGCAGTAAACACTCAGTCTGGTATTTTATCGGCGCCTACAGGATATCACATGATGCCTAACGGAACCATGATGCCAGACAGTGAGATGGCTGGATACGGTAGTGGTGGTGGTGGCGGCTATGGCAGCAATACAGTGTCTTCGGGTAATGCCCGTGGATCTCAAATGCCCAACATGAAGGTTAGCCAAGGCGAAATGTTAATGCGTATGGGAGCTGCCGGTGTCGGTGCAGCAAACCGTGGCGACTCTTACATAGAAGCTATGGGCCAATCTTATGGTGACATCAAAGACGCAAATCGTATGGCTGAAGCTGAAGCGTACAACGCACAACAGATCAACGCAAAAGCTGAAGCGCTTGCAGCAGCAAAGAAAGCTGAGAAGCAAGAGCAGTTAGATATAGAGAACAACCAAAAAGTTGGTGACTTGCGTATCTCTCTAAATCAGATGCAAGAAGCCAAAAGAATACTTGAAGAAAGCAAAAACGTAACAGGTAAGTCGGCAGGTGATTTCTGGAATAGACTTGTTGGATCTACTGTTGGCAACAAAGAACAAGCTGACCGTTTATTTTTAAAGAAACTTAAACTTGACGAAGTTATGGCTCGTGTTGCCCAAACAAAAGGTGCAATCTCAAACGCTGAAATGAAATTATTTGCTAGTTCTGCACCAAGTGATTACGACGACGAAAGTGTCTGGATTGCCTGGTTAGACCGTAAGATGCAAATGCAAGAGATATTCATGAACAGAATATTGAACCCTAGTACACGTCTAACAGATATAGATGCACCACTGTCTGAGACAATGCCAGGTATGTCTATGCCAGAAGCAAGCACACAATACGAAGTGCTTGAGATCGAAGATGAAACATCTGACCCAGAATAATTAATAATGGAGGCTATAGCACATGCCTAATTTTACTATACTTGCACCTAACGGCAAGAAGTACAAAGTATCTGGCCCCAACCGTGAAGGTGCAATAGAAGCCCTAAATAATAAACTAAACCCTAAAAAAGATAGCTCACTTGGCACAGCACTAGAATTTGGTAAACTAAACACTTATGCAAACACAAATGATTATGTTGCAGATCTTAGTGAGCAGTTTAACAATTCTGGTTTTGCCAATACACTGTATAATGCGCGTAACAAAATACGAGGCTTCTTTGGTGCAGAGCCAATTGATGACGCTACAAGAGACGCTGCAACAGTGGCAGAACAACGCAAAAAAGTAGCCGAGCTACAAAAGCAGCGTGATGCACTAGACTATGAGTCACTTACATCTGACAGCATAACAGGCTTTGGGTCGGGTGCTAAATATGCTTTACAGAAAGTTGCAGAGAGTGCTGACGGTATAGCCGCAGCTCTAGCAACTGGCGGTACTATTACACCGTTCTTAGGTGCTGGCGAAGTAAACGCATCACTAAAAGAGATCGAAAGTCTTGACCCAGAGAAACGTGTAAAATTAGCCACTGGTGGTGGTCTTGTAATAGCAGCTCTAGAGAACCTTGGTTTAGGGTATCTATTTAAAGGTTTAGCCCCAGAAGTAGTAGGCGCTATGGGCGTCAAGAAAATTAACTCAATACTAACGGCCAAGGGTCTAGCACAGCTACCTGTAAAAGTAGTAGCAGCTATGTCAACCGAAGGCGTTACCGAAGGGCTACAAGAAGGTGTCGTTATTGGCGCAGATGCACTAGGTGGCAAAGAGTTTAAAGACAACGAAATTATTGAACGTCTAAAAGAAGCATCTATAGCTGGTGCTGCTGCTGGTGGTACTATCAGAACAGGTACTGCAAGCATAGAAGGCTTTGGGCCACAGCCTTTTGATGACACAGAGCAAAACCGCGCTGCTACAGCGTTTGCAAGGCGCATTAAAAAGATAGCAGAAGATAACAATCACAACCTTAATGATGTTGGCGTAAAGTCTACTAACGGCGCTCGAGAAGTTGTAACAAAAGCGCACACCCAGATGGCAGAAGAGCTGCGTGTGCTTTTTAGTGATCTAAAACCCCTAGTAGCTGTAAATGACCAAGATACACTTGTAGACCTAGAAGATAAGATACTTGCAGAGGCTGGCCGTAAAGAAGGTAAGAACCTTGCAAAAAGCCAGGTAGGCGCACAAGAACTAAACGCACTGGATAGGCTTGCTGGTAAGTTTTATGAAGGGCAGCAGGCTCGTAATCTTTTACTAGAGATGAACGAACTTACAGCTCTACACAAATCAGGCTACAAAGGTGGCGTGTCAAAAGTTACAGACTTGGCAAACCCATTGAACAACCTAACACACCCGTTCAGCTCCCAAGGCGGCTTAACCGGACTAGCAACTACAGGTGCGGCTTACATGGCCGGTGGCGGTACTGGTCTAGCTATACAAGGTGGAGCATTTGCCGGTGGTCGAGCCATTGATGCAGTGACCGGTAGACGCTCTACAGTAAACAAGTACATCAAAGACAACACAAAGTCTGATAGGATGACACAGTTAAGCCCTATTGGTCCTTCCCTACGTGAAGACAGAATATCACAAGCTGAACAACAGAAGATGGAAGAGGTAGCACTTAACAGATCTTTGGATGACATGAACGCCCCACCCAAAGGCGACCCAAATGATCAAAACCCTGCACCACAATATGTGATGGAGAATAGCACTGGTTTAAGTAAAGTTGGTGTTGCCGAAGCCCTAGCTAAAATAGAGGCAGATGGTGTTACACCTATAGTACAACGTGCTATTGACAGCTACCGCAAGTCAGTGCGTGAGAGTGGTACAGTTACTAACCTCACACAACTTATTCGCCTGGTAAAAGCCAAGACAATGAGTGATCCACTTGTGCAAGCCCAGGTTATAAACAAGCCGCAGCCGATCCTAGGTGAAACAAACACTACAAACGCTAAACTTGATGCAGAGCCACAGTTTGGCCCAAGGTTTACTACCCAAGAAAACTACAATCGTGGCATCGAGGCTAACAAGAAGTTTAACGCTGATCAGAAGACAGCACTTAACGAAGTTAACAACGAAGGCATCATGAGCGAAAGTGACTATAAGACACTTAGCCAGGCGATAGATGAACTTGACGGTAACTTAGGATCTAAACCGCTTGAAACATTTGAAGCAGTCTACAAGAAGTTAGAAAACGTAGATCCTAAACTTGTACAAGAGATCATAGATCCAATGTACGAGCGTATTACTAAGCAGCAGAGGCAGCGCACTGTAAAAACTAGAGAAGGTAAAACAAGATCACAATTAGCGCTTCCTCTTTTTGATTCTCCACTAGAGATTGAAGGCAAAGTAACTGTCAAAAAAATTGGTGAGGCAATGAATGCTGACCACATGCAACAGCACGGTCGGCAGTTTTTCCCAGAAACCAACCCAGAAGACTACCAGCAAGTATACGAATATGCTGATGCAGAAATTAGTAAACAATTAGAACAACCAAACTCAGGTGTTGGCTGGTATAGTGCGGATGTTAATGAGTCTATGGAGTTAGCCTCAGAGGTGTTTCCTACTTTAGCAACAGACGAGACACACAGAAAACTATACCTTACTTTTGCTGGTATTTTCTCTAATGGTGCCGACCCTGATAATGCGTTTATGATGTCAGCTGGTGCTTTTGACGATTTTCTTAGAACCGGTGAAGTTCCAGTTAACAGAGCTGAAGGTTTTAGGCAGCAAGGTTTAGAACCACCCAAAACAACCTTTAAAGATACTCGCACAAAGAAAAAAGTAACCAAAGATGCTGGTTGGGGTATAAGAAACCAGGCAAACGAACAGCAACTTGGTATGCTAAAGTATTTGTCTGAACGCGAAGGCGGCATACAGCCAGCTCTTGATTTTCTTTTACAACCACAAAGCCGTGCTGACATAAATGCACTCATGTTAGACAGTGGTCTGTATAAAGCAGGGCGTTTTGTAACTGCAAAAGAAAAAGCAGGGCCTGATGAATACGGTTTCTTAGCTTTTGGTAAAAAACTAGGTAGATATTCGCTTGGATTGCAAGGTATTGACCTAGATGCTGGTGACACTACGATTGATCTATGGTACACTAGAACATTCAGACGTTGGACAGGTAGATTACTTGAAACACCTATAAGTAAAGAGGGTGTTGCAGCCCAGCCAGCAAACGATACAGAAAGAGAATCTATCTTTCGTATGACAGGTGAGTTGGCTGATAAGTACAACCTTACACCAGGGGATATACAAGCTGTCCTATGGTTCTTTGAGAAAAGGACTTGGGGATCACAAGGCTTAAAAACAAAAGAAGGGACGAACTCAAGTGGCGCAAGAAAACTACTCAACGAACGGGGTGTTGTCCCAGAGCAAACAGCAGCCTTTAACCCAAATGACGGAACGCGAAGCAATGGATCGAATCCAAGCGTTAGCCCGACGAATGAGCCAGGAGCGACAAGACAAGGCATCCTTGGTCAATTCTTCGGAGGACAAAGGAATGCTGCGCCAGAAAATAATGATAGATCCCAACCAGTATCCGAAGCTGAAATAAGAGCACAGATACCTGTTGTACAGGCTGTATTTGAAATTGGTAAAAAAGGCTCTGAGCACGAAAATGGCATAAGAGACTTTGATGCAATATTAAATCTTGCTAAAGCATATAGTATAATACCAAAGTTATACCGATCTTTTAAAGATATGGAAAAGGCTGACCCTACTATTACAGAGGGCGCCCTTGGTGTATACAACCCAAACAATCGACAGGCTATGGCAATAATGCCAGGTGGCGTTGATGCATTTGGTGGTACTGTAAGTGGCCTAGCGTCTTTCTCGTATATGGTTCATGAAGTTGCACATGGTATTGCTGGGTCTGACATAAACACAAATCAGTTTATGGGTGACAAGTTTGTATTTAACTACCTAACCAACCAAGACGACACAGCCGGTATAAATAGCCTGGAAGCTGTGTTTGGTGATTTAGTTAACACACCGAATGATGCACGATCTCAAAATAAAATTATTGCAGAGATGTTAGCAGTACAAAAGAACCTAACGTTCAGAGATCCAGATACAGGACAAGTGTTACCTCTACGCCAAACTAAATCACTAATGGACTCTTATAATGCCGGACAACGTAGGGCAAAAGCCAACGGTGTAAGAAGCGAGCAGTTTAATAAAGATGTAAAAGCGTTTGAAAAACAAATAATAGACCAACGTAATTACGAACAGTCTATTCCAGAATTAACTGTAAACGCTCTACAGGTTGCCATGATGCATCCAAAGATAATGAAGAAAGTTGCACCTAACACTTATAAGTTAGTAAAGCATCTTTTTAATAACTCTAAGAACAAAAGTGGCATCAAGTTCTTCAACCATTCAATAGCAATGGCAGTTGCAGTCATATTAGCAATGATGGCCCGTGGTGAAGAACTACCCGAAGAACAGCAGCAACCCCTGCCCCCAGGCGCACTTAGCCCTTCACCAGGCATATTAGCTGCATAGTAAAAGTACAAAAGTAAGGCCCCAGAGATGGGGTCTTATTACATTAAGGAAGCAAAATGATAGTAAAAACAGCATACGACTTGGTACCTTACCTGGATGCTATTGAGAAAGTGAAATCCTCGTCTTTATTAAACAAAGACCAGAGATCACAGATACTACAAGAGATGGATAAATCATTCATAGACATAGTCTTTTGTCAGCAATGTCCACAAACTCACGCAGTAATCAAAAGCATTATAGGAGAAACAAATGGGAGCACCCAACAACCCACGCCCAAAGTCACCAAAAAAAGAACTATCGCACCCGAAAAAGGCGCGAAAGGGGAAAGAGAACTACTTCTCAAAACTAATGCAAACGGAGGAAGGCAGAGCACTCCGAAAACAGTGGTCAACGAAAAAACGTAAGAACCCTGGTCGGCCACAAGGTACACCAGATGGTTATACTCTTGAGGCCATAACACCAATACGAAAACAAGCAAAAGCAGATGCTGAAAGGATCGTGGCAATTATGGCCAAAGATAACGAAATAGATGACGTGTATGCAGTTGAAGCATTAAAAGCAGCAGTTGAAATTATGCGTGAGCCTGGTCAAAACCGTGACCGACTAACAGCAGCACGGATGGTCTTAGATTTTACAAAGACTAAACCAGCAGCAAAGAGCGAAGTTACAATTGGCAAAGCAGAAGCCTTCCTAGAGTCGCTCTTAGTAAGTGACACAGAGGAAGAGCAAACCGACGATGGAACCAAAACTTAAAGAGATACGCCGCAAGCTGTATGACGAATTTGACTTCTACAGTAAGTCAGCTCTCAAGATTAGAACAAAAGATGGAGACATCCGAAACCTAAATCTCAAGCCAGCACAGCTGCTACTACAAGATGCTGTAGATAAACAAATGGCTGCTGAAGGTAAGGTTCGTGTAATCATCTTGAAAGCACGACAGCAGGGTCTATCTACATACGTTGGCGGCTACCTTTACTTCAACGTTTCACAGCGCAAAGCATGTAAAGCTATGGTTGTAACCCATCACTCTGACAGTACCAGGGCGCTCTTTGATATGACAAAGCGTTACCATGAGAACTGCCCAGAGCTGCTAAAACCACACACCAAATATTCATCCAGGCGAGAGCTGACATTTGATGTACTCGACAGTTCATTTGTTGTTGCTACAGCTGGTGGTGAAAGTATTGGCCGTGGTGAAACACTGACACACGTACACGCATCAGAACTTGCGTTCTGGCAAAAGTCTACTGCCCTAGAGAACTGGAACGGGATGACGCAAGCTGTCCCTAACAAAAAAGGCACTGCGATATTCGTCGAGAGTACAGCAAACGGTGTCTCCGGTATCTTCTATGATCTTTGGAAAGGTGCTGTAGATGGCACCAACGGTTATGTGCCAGTGTTCATACCTTGGTTCATGGACCCAGAGTACCGCGAAGAAGTACCTAGCAACTTTGAGATTACACCAGAAGAAACAGAGTTATCCAAGAAGTACGACCTAGACAACGAGCAGCTAATGTTCCGCCGTCGTAAGATCGCACAGAACGGCATTGAACTCTTCCAGCAAGAGTACCCTGCGGAGCCAAACGAGGCCTTCATTTCAACTGGTAGACCAGTGTTTAACCCACAGACTCTACAAGAAGATTTAGTGGCAGCACCTGACCCAAAACAGCGTCTTGCACTTGAAGGTGACGATTGGCTGGAGAATATACGTGGTGAACTTACACTCTACAGGACTATAGATCCTGGTGAGAAGTACACCATTGGTGCAGACGTCGCTATGGGTGTTCGCGGTGGTGACTACTCAGTTGCCCAGGTACTCGACAGTAAGAAACGCCAGGTCGCAACATACCGCGCCCAGGTACACCCAGATTACTTTGCTACTGTCTTATATAGATTAGGTGAGTTCTTTAACTTTGCTTACATTATCGTTGAGAACAACAGTCACGGTATTCTTACGTGTACTAGGCTTGGCAAAGACATGGCCTACCCTAATTTCTACACTGAGATCCAGGTAGACAAACTAACTGACAAAGAGACTGTAAAACTAGGTTTCACTACTACCTCCAAAACCAAACCCCTGATTATAGACGAACTAAGGGCAGCGGTACGGGAGAAAAAGATTACACTAAACGACAAAGTCACTATCCGAGAAATGCTTACATACATTGTTAATAACAACGGTGGGATGGAAGCAGAAGCTGGATGCTTCGATGACTGCGTAATGAGTTTGGCCTTGGCTAATCACATCCATGAGGGTGCCTGGGAACCAATAGATGCAGTCGATGAATTTTACATTGAGATGGTTTAAAAAATGAAATCAGATGACTATAAAAAACTTGATGACGACCAGATCGTATCAATTGTTGACACGAACCTAAGACGTTCAATTGGCTACTATGACTCAGAGTTGTCCAGAGAGCGCCGCAAGGTGATGGATTACTACGCTGCAAAGCTGCCGCGCCCAGCGCACGATGGTAACAGTAAGTTTGTAAGCCAAGATGTCTATGACGCTGTAGAAAGCATGAAAGCTGCACTCCTAGAGACTTTTAGTACAGGTAACAAAACCCTTAGATTTGCCCCACAGAACGCCGATGACGTTGACACAGCAGAAGTATGCACAGAGTACACTGACTACGTCTTACACCGCCAGAATAGCCTCTTTGAGACGATGCAAACAGTCATACACGATGGCCTCATAGCTCGGGCTGGTATCGCCAAAGTTTATTGGTGCATGCAAGACGAGAGCACACTTGAGTACGTCGAGAACCTAACTGAAGAAGAGCTGGACATGGTGCTTGCCCAGGACAACGTCGAGATCGAGGAAATTGAGCAAGATGAGATGGGTCTATACAGTGGGGATCTACGAGTTACTCGAGATACTTCCCAGGTAAAAGTAGAAGCCATAGCGCCAGAAGAGTTTCTAATTGCACCACAAGCAAAGTCCTTGGACACGGTGCCGTTTTGTGCACACCGAACTAAGAAGTCTATCTCTGAACTTATTGAGATGGGATACGACCATGACTTAGTTGATAAGATATCAGACAACGAAGATAATGACTTTGACAGTGACCCAGAGATACTATCACGCCATGACGACATAGGTGCTGACCGTGGTTTTAACTTTGTAGGTGACCAACGCCAAACACGCCACGTAACGATTTGTGAATCTTACATAGAGCTAGATGTTGAAGGTACCGGTGTTGCTGAGTTATACAGGGTAGTCAAAGCATCTAATGTTTTACTAGAGAAAGAAATAGTAAACAGACGCCCATTTGTAGCGTTTGTCCCCCTGCCAATACCCCATGCTTTCCACGGTAACAACTTTGCTGAGAAGCTGCTTGGTATCCAGAATGCACGTACAGTGTTAACCAGGTCAATACTTGATCACGCAATGGTTACAAACAACCCTAGATATACAGTGGTTAAAGGTGGACTAACGAACCCTAGAGAGCTGATTGATAATCGTGTCGGTGGTATTGTAAACGTAACACGCCCAGACGCTATCAGCCCTATGCAACAGGCATCTCTGAATCCATATGTATTCCAAACAATGCAGATGTTAGACGAAGAGAAGGAAGACACGTCAGGTGTCTCACGTCTATCACAAGGTTTGAACAAAGACGCACTAAGCAAGCAGAACTCAGCAGCTATGGTTGAGCAGCTTGCTACGATGTCTCAACAGCGTCAGAAAGTGATCGCACGTAACTTTGCAAACAACTTCCTTAAACCATTATTTAGCATGGTCTACTCACTAATCGTAGAGAACGAGAGTGAAGAGAAGATTGTTGAACTTGCAGGGCGATATGTACCTATTGATCCATCAAAATGGGCTGACAAGCGTGACGTCCAGGTAGAGTTCCACCTTGGATACGGTGACCAAGAGAACATGGTGCAGAAGCACTTGGCATTCCACAACCTATTCTCACAAGATCCAACACTTGGCGAAATGTATTCACCAATGAATAAGTACAAGATGTTGGCATCAGTCCTGGATAAATCAGGTATTAAAAACGTTGCTGACTTCTTAACTGACCCAGCGCAGATACCACCAGCACAACCAGATCCAAATGAACAAATGCAAATGGAGATGGCCAAACAACAAATGGAACTCCAAGAGCGACAGACTGCCGTTGCTGAGATGAAAGTCCAATTAGATGCTCAGATGCGTCAGATGAAACATGAGTTAGACACAATGAAAGCACAGCAAGCATTTGCTCTTCAGTCTGACAAACAGGATTTAGCTGAAACACAATTTGAGCACAAAGAATACGTCAACCTAGAAGAACTAGAGATTGCACGTAAAGCCGACGATGTTCGCGCTATAGCAAGCCCTAACGGCTAATAATAACTAACTAAGGAAGCAAAACTATGCCCACCCAAGAAGAGCAACTTGTGGTGGCCGGGGATGAAGCAAGCACTATACTAGAGAGTGCTGCTTTTAACTCAGTCATCAACGAACTGGTCGAAAGAACCTTTCAGTCTTTTGTAAACACTGATCCTAGCGACCAAGATAAAAGAGAAAATGCATACAGCCACTATCGCGCACTCGTTGACGTGGTTGATACATTGAAACAGCGAGTTCAAGTGCGTGACAGCATTGTAGAACAGCAGAATGGCGAAACCAGCCAAGAGGAGCCAGCACCATGAATGATAACAACGTGCAAAATGACAACTCTCAGCCACTAAATCTTGATATAGATGAAGCGGCAGATGTAATCTTAGGTCAGTGGACGGACGGTGAAGACCTATCCGAAGATACTGAAGACGAAGATGCGACATCCGAAGATCTCAACGAGACAGAGGTAGATGAGGATGAACTAGATGAAGACACTGAAGAAGACGATAAAAGCGATGATAACCTTGATGACCCTGATGACACAGACGAACTAGATGACGAAGATGTCGAAACTGATGAAGATGATGAAGAGGATGACGAAGAACCTCTAGCAGCTTCAGACGATCAGATTGTAGACATCAATGTCAACGGTGAGTCTAAACAGGTATCTGTAAAGGATTTGAAACGCCTCTATGGTCAAGAAGCGTCTTTAACCAAAAAGTCTCAAGATTTAGCCCAACAGCGCAAGCAGTCAGACGAAAGTTTGGCACAAACGCAGTTGTCATATCAAAAACTACTAGAACGCGCCGAAGCAAGGTTTAAACCTTACGCCGACATAGACATGTTGGTAGCTAGTCGTCAGATGGATCCAGATACGTTTGCCCAACTACGACAAGACGCAAAGCAAGCAGAGGAAGACTTAACTTTCTTGAAAGAGGAAAGTAACACGCTTGTATCCCAACAACAGCAACAATTTGCAGAACAATCCAAAGAAGCTGCCGCAAACTGCGTCAAGGTTCTCCAGGAGCAGCTGCCAGATTGGGGTAACGAACTCTATTCAGACATTCGTAACTACGCTGTAAAGTCAGGACTTCCACAAGAACAGGTTGACCAATACACTGACCCACAAGTCATTATGTTGATTAACAAAGCACGTCTTTACGACCAATCAAAACAGTCCGCTAAAAGCAAAAAAGCAAAAGCCAAACTGACGAAGTCAAAAAGCGGTAAGACCAAAGTTCTTAGTTCTAGAAAAGCACCAATAAGTAAAGAAGCCTCTGCCGAAAGAAAGCGGCAAGCAGCTATAAAAAACTTACACGGTCATAGTGATTTAGATGACATTGCGGCAGCTCTTATGAGTGGCTGGAAAGACTAATCAAATCTTGTCTAATTTTCAAAAAAACATAAGGAATACAATACCATGACACTATTGACAACATACACAACGGTGGGCCAGAAAGAGGACGTCTCAGATATTTTGAGTAACATTTCTCCGTTTGATACGCCCATGCAAGCAATGTGTAA